GGCTAGCGAACTCCGTAAGGAAGGGGCCGATGATCCCAAGGCCCTCGCCGCGTGGATCGGTCGCAAGAAACTCGGGGCCGCAGAGTTCATGCGCCGCGCCGCCGCAGGCAAGAGGAAGGCCAAGTGATCACCCTCATTGGCCGGCTCAAAGCCGCTTGGAGCTTCTCGCGCCATCAGAAGTGGGTGGACCCTCTTCCGTGGGGCAAGGAAGAAGCGATTGCACTCAACAATTTCCTGCGGTCCGAGGTCGGGAAGAAGTTCAAGGACGCACTCCTGAACACTGTTCTCATGCAGAACGCTTCTGCGATTACGGACCGAAACCATTTGCAATACTCGGCGGGCTTTGCAATGGGTCAGGCCAGTCTTGTGAAGGTCATCGAAGTGATGGCCGATCAGGAATCAATTACGGGACAGGATACTGATCCGGATTCTGTCACGAACACATAGGATCAAAGTTGCGGTTGTTGGTCTGTGCGGATCAACAAACGAGTCAAAAGCACATGGCAGAAGAACTGAGCGCGGACAACATGCTGGCCTTGGCCAGCGCCTACGATTCCGGCGTCGATATCGACAGCCAGAAGAATACGGCTGAACCGAACCAACAGGAAACGGAGCAGCCGACTGAGTCAGGGAAGTCCTCTCCAGAGGCTCCCGCCGGCAAAGAGCAGGCGCTTGAGAAGGAACCAAGCAAGGAGTCCGTCGAAGCTCCGGCAGCGGAGAAGAAGAGCAGCAAGTTCGCCCAGGAGAACGCCCGCAAGGCGAAGACCTGGGAATCGATCAACGCCGAGAAGGAGGCCCTCAAGGCCGAGCGCGAGGCGATCAAGCGCGAACGGGAGGAGTGGGCCAAGAACCGGGAGGAATCCAAGGTTCAGGAGGTCAACTCCGTTCGGGATGACAAGGGTTACACGGCAGAGGATTACGAGGCTGCGGCCAAGGAGTTCGATGCCGATGGAGATACCCAGTTGGCGAAGGCGGCACGGGCGAAAGCCGAGGGTGTGCGGAAGCTGGCTGGGGAAAGGGCTCAGAAGGCCCAGAGCGAGCAGTTCCAGAAGGCGTGGGCTGACAACTTCAACAGGATCTCCGAGAAGGAGACTTGGATGAAGGATCAGAACAGCGATGCGTACAAGCGCACCGTTGGCCTACTCCAGAAGTTCCCGCTCCTCACCCAGGTGCCCGATGGTCTCGTTCACGCGGTCGAGATCGTGAAGCTCCAACAGTCCGCCGAAAGAGCCGGTTCTCTGGAAACGGAGAACAAATCGCTCAAGGCACAACTCGAAAAGCTCCAGCAGAAAACAGCCATCGGGAAGAGCATCCCGGCAGGAACACTCAAGGCTCAGGAGAATGATTTCTCCAAGCTATCCCTCAAGGAGCAGAGGGAGGCGCTCATGCGGGCGTCACGAGAGTTCGACCGGGAAGCAGCCTGATAGCACAACCACAACTACAATATGCCAGTCACGACCTCAACCACGCTCACCAACCAGTTCCAGAACTACTTCAGCAAGGAGCTGCTCAGCATCGTCCAGCAGGAGACGATCCTCGACCAGTTCTCCATGAAGGCTCCGATCCCGAAGAACAACGGCAACAAGGCCATCAGCATGTTCCGCTTCGGACCCCCGAGCATCGGCGGCGTTCAGTCTTTGGGAGAAGGCACCGCCATCAGCTCGGCCAACTACCGCGCTCTCGCGCTGAACAAGCTCGACAAGAGCCTGGCGCAGTACGGTCAGGTCATCGGTCTCACCGACATCCTCCGCGCCACCGACCTGTTCAACAGCTTGCAGCAGGCCACCAAGACCAGCGGTCTGGACATGGCCCTCTGGGTTGACTCGGTGATTCGTAACACCCTGATCGGCTCCAACCTCACGTCCAGCGGTTCCTCCATCGGTTCCGCCGCCGAGGGTGGTGGCACCTTCGACAACTCGGATGCCTGCAACACCGCCGCCGGTTCCGGCGGTATCAAGGTGTACGGTAATCCCGCTACGCTCACCACGCAGACCTTCTCTGCGCTGAACAGCGACACGACCGCCGCCAACACCACGATGACGGCGTCCGCTGTCCTCGACTCGATGACCCGCCTCAAGCGCAACCGCGCCCCGCTCATCAACGGCGGCTACGTCCTCGCCACGGACCCCCGTGTCGCCCGCGACCTGATGCGCGACAGCGACTGGCTCAACGCCTCCAACTACGGCAACAAGGGCCAGCCGTTCTACAAGGGCGAGGTCGGCTCCATCTACGGTTGCCGCGTGGTCAACCAGACCAACTCGTTCGTCAGCACCGGCTCCGGTACTGCTGCCGATGAGTTCGTCTATCAGGCTACCGCTGCTGGTGGCGGTCTGGCTGTCAGCAAGGACATCATCGCGTCCTTCTTCTTCGGCAATGAGGCGTTCGGTATCCCCGCTCTGACCGGTGATGATCCGCTCTCCCCGAAGATCGTGATCACCGATACCCCGGACAAGAGCGATCCGCTGAACCAGCTCGTCACGGTCGGCGTGAAGCTCTACTTCGCCACCCTGCGTCTGGCCGCCGGTAACACCGGCTCGACCGGCAACCCGGTCTGGTACCTGGTGCATCGCACGAAGACCTCGACCACGCTGTAATGAAACCCAAGACGGCCACCATCATGGTGATCGCCGTCGGCCCAAAGGGGCATCATCGAGAAATCGGTGGTGCCCCTTCTTCTCATTCCGCTTGCGGATGCGAAGATGCCGACAACAATGCGCCCATGATTTCGATTCCTGTCGAGGCTCTATCCACCGATACCGAGGATGGACAAGGTGCCATGCCCGAGGTCGGTGACGAGGTTCTGTTGGACGACGTTCGTGGCGTTCTCAAGAAGCTCGACAACGGAGAAGCCTATGTCGAGATCCGCAGCGTGAACGGCATGCCCGCCGAGTACGAGTCCAAGGAGGACAAGAAAGAGATGGCCGGACCCATGGACAAAGAAGGCATGCAGAAGATGGCCGAGGAATACGACAGCGAGATGGAGGGCTAAGATGCCGATCTACACCTTCGAAAACAAGGGCCGGTCCATGGAGCATATCGCTCCGATGGGAACCGATTCGATTGTGATCAAAGGGGAACGCTGGACGAGGCAGCCCGTGGCCCGCTTCGGGGTCACGGGTTTTGCCCGCGAGGCCGAACTCAAGGATCATGTGAAGCGCGGGTTCAGCCGGATGGAAGATCGGCAGGGCTCCCGATTCGAAAGCACTTTCACCAAGAATCAGATTCGGAAAATCTGGGACATATGAGCGACGTATCAAATCAGGCGATCCAGTATTCGATGGGCGTGGCCGGTGGCCGGCTCGTCCAGGATACCTCAAGCTACACCGGCCCGTTCGTGGCCCTCACGTTCCTCGCCCCGACTGTGATCTCCAGTATCTCTGGGTCGAACATCGTCGGCACATTCTCGACCGTGACGATTCCGGCTGGTGTGACGATCCAAGCTCCGATCAATAGCTTCCAGCTTTCGAGCGGCGTGGTGTGGGCCACCAATGGAGTGATCCAATCCTGACCCCGTGACGACCCTTGCGCTTGGAACTCGGTTGGCATCTTCGGGTGGCGGAAGCGTCACTCCGATTGATCCGCCGATCCTGCGTCGGGACCTGCTCCAGGAGGACGACTTCTTCATCCGGCTGGAGGACAACACATCGAAGATCGTCCTGAGCCTTGGCACCTATGACCGCATAACCACCGAGCAGGGTACCGACCTATTGCTCACCGAAGATTCAAGCAAGTTCATCCTAACAGTCTACTGATATGCCAGATACGAAAATCACAGCTCTGACGGCCCTGACGGCCGCTGATCCGGCGAACGATGTTCTGCCTATTGTCGATGTGTCGGACACGACGATGGCGGCGTCGGGAACGACGAAGAAGATCAGCGTGAACAACATCCTTGGTTGTTCCGGCACCGCCACGCTGGCCTCCGCCACCATCACCGGCGACCTGACGGTGGATACCTCGACGCTGAAGGTTGATTCGACGAACAATCGGGTGGGTATTGTTCAAGCGTCTCCTGCTTATCCGCTAGATGTCACTGGAATCATTCATTCAACCCAAGACGTTTATGCTCTTGGTGGTCGTCTTGCGCTGTATCGGTCTTCTGGAGCAAGTTACTTTGACTGGTCGACTTCTCAGGATCTTGTCTGGCGACAGGTGACTTCCGTTGGCGGTGCTGGTGCATCAACTTTGATGACCCTGAACTCCACGGGGCTGGGCGTGGGGGGGAGTCCTGACACCGGACTTTTCACTGTTGGTTCAACCGGAATCACATCGGCGACTACACCGTCGATGCGGATTGTCAGCAACAAAGCCACGTTTGTTGTCACCTCCGATGGCGCAACGAATGGTGCTGGAACCACGATCAACTACTCGTGGGCGAATGGCGGACAAGGACCGCTGATCTTCCGCAATGCGTCGATTGCGAACGTGATGACGCTGGATGCCTCCGGCAACGTCGGCGTGGGGGTTACGCCGAGTGCGTGGGCTACAAATCGGCGTCCAATTCAGATCGGAGGTCTTGCTGCTGCTGCGTTAGCTATGAACGGCACAAGCGCGGTTGCCGAGATGTATTTTAACTCATACCTGAACACTTCCGCTGTTAACACTTATGCAGCAACGAGCTATGCTGGGTTGTTTGATTTCAACAGTTCAACCGCTGGCGGTTTTGCGTGGAAAATAGCCCCCAGCGGAACCGCTGGCAACGCCATCACCTTCACCCAAGCGATGACGCTCGACGCGAGCGGGAATCTGTTGGTGGGTCTGACCGCTGCCGGAACCACCGCTGCAAAGACCATCCAGATCGCCAACGGAACTGCTCCTACGGCCAACGTGACTGGTGGCCAACTCTACGTCGAAGCCGGTGCGCTGAAGTACCGTGGAAGCTCTGGCACCGTCACCACGCTCGCCAACGCCTAATCGAACACACCATGAACATCTCTTGGATCATCGAACGCCTTCTCTGCAAGCCGACCGAAGGCACGCTCACCGATGTCGTCATCACCGCCGACTGGAGGTGCAACGGCACCGAAACCACCGGCTCTGGCGACACCGAGAAAACCTACAGCGGCACCTGCTACGGTAGCTGCTCGTTCGCCCCGCCGACCGGCTCGTTCACGCCCTACGAAGACTTGACCCAGCAGCAGGTTCTCGACTGGTGCTTCGCCAACGGCGTGGACAAGTCGGCCATCGAGGCCAACGTCTCGCTCCAGATTGCCAACCAGATCAACCCGCCGGTCATCGCGCCGCCGCTGCCGTGGTTGCCGCCCGCTCCGGTTGTGGTTGCCGACGAAGCTCCGGTTGCCGATGCTCCCGCCGCATGATTCAAATCGAACTGACTCAGGAGCAGGCCAACCAACTGCTCCAGCTCATCGACATCGCCATCAAAGCAGGCGGCTACCAGAACGCCAAAGTGGGCGTCCCGCTGGCCGACATCATCATCCAAGCCGCTCAGACACCCAAGCCCGAGTGACGCCATGCCACCCGTTGACACGCACGACCTAGAGGTTCGCATCGTGAGGCTGGAAACCACCATCGGTGACAAGGACTCCGGCCTCGTCTCCGACATCCACGGAATCAAAGCCTGTGTCGAGGGGCTGAAACAGTTTCAATGGAAGCTGTTCGGCGGCCTCGCCGTCATCATCGTCATCGCTCAAATGTTCGTTCGCATCATACTAAAATGAACCCCAACATCGCCTCCCTCATCCGCCACGCCCTCACCGCCGCCGGCGGCTTCCTTGTCGCCAAGGGCTTTGCATCGACCGAGCAAATCACCGAGCTGGTCGGCGCCCTCCTGTCGCTGGCCAGCGTCGGCTGGTCGATCAAGAGCAACTCCAAGAAGCCCGAATGAACCCCGGCTGGATCTATCAGATCCTAAGAGCCATTCTCGACTTCTTTCGCGCAACCCCGCCCACCGATGTCCAGCACGGCCAAGCCCCAAAGCCTCTCAAGGATGATCTGGCTGCTCGCGTTGCCGATCTTCCCGGCCTGCCAGCAGACAAAGGTGGTGCTGGTCCCAAGCGGTGATCCCGTGATGCTGGCCAAACCAACCAAGGCCAGCGTCTACGGCTTCGACAAGGATCAGAAACTCGTAGGCCCATCGACGGTGACTCTGCCAGCAGGATGGTACGCACTTCCAAAAACCAAGTGATTCCAACGCTATGTCAATGACCAACGCCGCCGAGGCGGATCTCCTCGACCTCATCTTCCTCAACGTCGATTTCGCGCACATCGGCAACACCGGTGGCCTGCGAGGATCCACCGCTGCAGGCTCGTTCTACATCAGCCTCCACACCGCTGACCCCGGAGAGTCAGGCAACCAAAACACCAACGAGGCCAGCTACACCGGCTACGCCCGCGTTGCCGTGGCCCGCTCCGGATCCGGGTTCACACTCACCACTTCCACCATCAGCAACACCGCCCTCGTCCAGTTCGCTCAATGCACCGGCGGCAGCAACACCCTCACCCACTTCGGCATCGGAACCGATCTGGCAGGCTCAGGAAACCTCATCTTCAAGGGCGCTCTCACATCCTCGCTCTCAGTCTCCAACGGCATCCAGCCGCAGTTCGCAGCCGGTGCCCTGACCGTTACCGTCGATTGAGCATGTGGAGTACTACTGCCCACATTGCCTGCGACCACTCTGGCCGCTGGATGATAACCCCTCGTACCACTCCTGCGAGGAACATCCAGACGGCACACCACAAGCCGATCTAGTCCCCAAAAACCCCGAACCCCAACCGGAGGAATAATGGGTTTCCAAGGACTAGCACCACTCGCTCGGGCAACCGAAAACGGTCAAACCTGGCAGTCGTTCTTCTTCAAGACCAGCGCCCCATTCGGCACAGCAGCCAGATGGTACGACGCCGCAATCGGAGCCGGCACTCCCGTCTACCAGGCTTACGTCGGTGCCCAGTACGAAGCCACACAGCTCATCGGCTCTGGTAACCGTGGAATCTACACCGGACCAACACCCGCATCCGGTCAGACCAAACATCTCTTCGCACTCTCAGCCGGCACTTCCACAGCCTCAGTACCACTTACCCTGATACTGGCCGACTACCTCATGTTCTATCCGCTGATCGACATGGACACACTCGATCAACAGGACATGATCCAAACCGCCACGCTGCCGCGCTACACTGACGGAAAAGGGGTTCAAGCCTACTTCGTTGTCTCCGCTCCAATGACCGGAAACGGAACCGTCACGGTCACCTACACGAACTCCGCAGGAACAGCCAACCGATCCACTACCTTCGGAATCACCTTCAGCGGAACCATCGGAACCATCGTCAACAACTCAAACTCAACGCTGGTCGCAGGCGCAGCCGCTCCATTCATCCCACTGGCCAATGGTGACCTCGGAATCCAAAGCATCCAGAGCGTGACATGCAACGCCAGCATGGGCGGCTTCTGCCACGTCGTTCTGGTCAAACCGCTTGCAACACATCTCGTCCGGGAGCAGAACACCGAATCAGAGACCACGTTCTTCAAGGACAAAGCCAACTGCACCAAGATCGAAAGTGGCGCATACCTCAACTTCGTAGCACTCAACAACACGGCAACGACATTCGCTCCTCTGCGCGGGTTCGTTCAATTCAACTGGAACTGACATGGGCTTCTCTTCAATGGACGATCTCATCAACGAGATCACGACAAACGGCAAATTCCTTCGTTCTGATTGGAACAAGATCACCGGCGCGGCGGCCTACACCGCTGGCCGCTGGTACGATTTCTCCGGCCTCGGTGGTACGCCCATCGCCAACGCATGGGCCGGCACCGCACTCGCATGGAGAACCTGCGACGAAACCACCGGCAACGGCACCCAGATCTTCGGGCTTCCCAACGGCGGCAACGTCAGCACCGACACCAAGCACGTCCTCAATGTCTCGGCCGTCACAGGCGTTGCGACCGGCGTTCCAGCCCAGCTCATGCTGGTCGATCTCCAAGGCTACTGGCCGGGTATCTCCACCGCGTCGGCAACGCTTCAGACCCTCACCGGCACACCCACCCTTCGTTACACCAACGGTGCTGGATGCCGCCTGTTCTGGGTCCAGACCACCGCCGCCGGTGCCACCGCCCACAACATCAGCCTGAGCTACTCCAACACCACGCCAACCTCTGGACGCTCGCTCCCGGTGACCGTGGCCATGACCGCCTCCGCCATCGTGGGCCACATCTCCCACTCGGGCACCGCCGCGAACAACTACGGCCCGTTCCTGCCGCTCGCTTCCGGAGACACCGGAGTCTCCAACGTGGCCAGCGTCACGTTCTCCGCTTCCTCCGGTGCCGGTGCCGGTGCCCTCTGCCTCGCTCGCCCTCTCCTGACTCTGCCGATCACCACGGCATCAGTCGCTGCCGAGCGTGATCTGCTAAACCAGTTGCCAAGCCTCCCGCGAGTCGTCGATGGCGCTTGCCTCACATGGCTCTACTTCGCCGGTGCCGCCACCGCCGCCAATACCAACTTCTACGGCGCAGTAGAGTTCGGTTGGGGATGATCCATGGCGCTCAAACAGAACACGACGATCCTCTGCCAGTTACCACTCAGACAAAGAGGTGGTGACCCTGGCACGTTGCGTTCCATGTTCGGGCGCACCGATCTCAGGAACCAAAGCGTCGGACAAGGGATCTCGTCAGAACTCGCAGGTATCCCCTACGGACATCTCGGCCCATCCGCTTGGGTTCTCCCGTACCAAGGGGGAGCCATGTCAGCATTCACCTACGTTGGCGCGCAGTTCACGGTCGATCCGCTGAACCTCGCCGGCGGTGTTGCCGCAACCGGCTCATCGTCGATCACATTCACCGTCG